AAATTCAGAATTCGTTTGACGCCACGTCCATATAAATGCTTTGGGAAACGACGGAGTCTCAGGTGTTCGGATGTACTGCACAGGGAAATATTTTTGAGCGATATTTAATGTGTTCTTAAAATCCAAGTCCGGTCCCACTGGATCGATATTGATAATGATCCTGGCATCGGCATCCTTAAAAAGATTTGTCTTAAACGATGCAAGGGTGCGCTCCAATACTTCTGCCCGTTGTGTAGCTGTGATTGTAATATCGATCATCTTACTTTGCCTCAAAAAATAACAGGTTTTTATAATACGAGCTCATTTCTTTTTTATCCTGCCACGGCTTCCAATATGCTTGAAACTTAGCAACAATATCTTTATTGATACGATACCCCAATTCAGCAAACATATCAATCCAATAGTCGTGTTTTTTACAATTAACATGATAATGCCCCCCCTGGCCTGGCGTTGCAGCAGATATCAATATTCTATCTGATAATCGCTTTAAATTCTCTGCGAACATGCTGGCAAATTCAGGTTCAATATGCTCCGCAACCTCAAAACACATGGCCAGATCAAAGTATGGGATATTGATAGGAATCGGTTTCCGAAGGTCTGCAAAAAACACTTGGTCACTCGCACACTGCAAATAAGGAAGACTGCTTTTAGACCCTTCAATGCCTACAGCGTCCATACCTCGATCCGTAAACCCACGCACAAAATCACCCACAGCGCAACCCACATCCACAACGTTGGATGGGTTCAGGATGGTTTTTACTGCATCACACACTATTGGCACACGCCATTTCAGTTTATGCCGTGATGAGAAAAAACTTTTAGTGTAAATATCTTCAAGTGCTTTTACTTCCATGCTAAATGCCCCTTCCCTGCTTTTCTGATAATCGACAGCCCTGCATATGGTCCGGGCAAAGTAACGATTTCAAAATCAGCATATTTAGGATTTTTTCGTATCTCAAAGGCCGCTTCCCATGCGTTTGAACAATACCCCCCTGCAAGCAGGTATTCAGCAACAGGATATGTATCATGCAATAAAATCAAGCCAGTTCCTTCCCTCACAAACGGGCTTAATGCATCAAAGTCCGCCAGGACAGATTCCTTACGATGATCTGCATCAATAAACAATAAATCGATAGGATCGTTCCATTGCTTGGCAAATTTCAGAGATGTCATCCTGCAAATTTCTACATTCGATCTCGCCATAATCGTACTCATATCGTTAATATCCACAGCAACAGCATGTTTGACCAATGGCGCAACGGTATTGAATGTATATCCTTTTTTAACACCAATTTCCACATAGGTTGCAGGTTCAAATAAACGGATCAGCTCACCTATCAGATCCCGAAACTCCATATTTTTATATTTTTTTATGATCATGCACCTTCTCCTTTTTTATAATGTGTTTTTAAAAAACCATCGATTGAGGGGGAACACAAAAGCTCCAAATTATCTTCAATTTTGCTTTCCGGCCAGTCCCACCATCGGATAGATAATAATTTTTTGATCTGATCGTCACTAAACCGTTTTTTTACGATCTCGGCTGGATTACCAATGACAATTGAATATGGTTCAACGGATCGTCTCACCACCGACCCAGCGCCAATAACAGCGCCGTCTCCTATATTGATGCCGCCCATGAGTTTTACATCCTGACCTATCCATACATCATTCCCAATCGTAATATTTTTAATGGTTGGATGGCCGCTGAGTTTTTTGCTTTTAGGCCAAAACGCCTGGAACGGATATGTTGTGATAAAATCATGACGATGGCCTACAAGAATGGCTGTCACCTGGGATGCGATGGAACAAAATTTCCCCACAGTAACATGTCCTTTTTTCCCTATAATCTGTATAACTCCATATGAATGCTCACCCATTATCACACTCATGACCATTGCCTCATATATTTTTTAAAAGTTGTTTCATGCGAGGCAATATAACAGTCTCAACGCCGCATTGTGCCTCATGATATGCAATCACCTGTGCCCGTTTTTCTTCCGTTGACAATTCAAGCTGGTCTTTAATCTCATATGCCAAGGTTGAGTAATGATCAGGATCAGCAGTCACATAGTTCAAATCGGTCTGATACGTAAATGGAGCGTGATATTTTGGAAATCCGATCATCACTGGACACCCGCAGCGCATGGCTTCGAGTACGCCCCTGTCCCCTTGGCCACCTGCACCAAGATGTAAAAATAGTTTTGATTGATTGTAAACCGTTGCTATGTCGTCCCGAGACAGCATGCCTGGCAGTTCAACGTCAAGATCATATTCTCTAATATCATCTATAATTTCGCTGGTTCTACTTCCCCCCCTAAACGCACCTGGCAGAATGCATTTGAGTTTTTTACCAAATATTTGTTGATATGCAATTATCGCCTTAATCCCCCGCCACTGGCCTTTTTTATCGTGGACATGTGAAGCGCCAATACACAAGTCATAGGTTCGCTCTATAGCTATCGGTCTAAATATCTCTGGGTTAGTAGGTTTTCTGAAATCCACGTGCATTCGTCCTTGCTCATCCATAAAATCTTTTCCGTTTAGATCATCAAAAATAACATCCCAAAAAGGCCATCTTTCACGGCCTGTATTAGCGGCATAAAGAAGTAATTTATGATTTTGTTTTTTGAGATTTTCTAAGAACCCGAACCACGACTTCCACCCACCCCGCACCCATATAATGTCATCTATGCGAACACCTCCTGGAATATTTTCGATACCCTGGACTGATATACCTGTGATCCCGGGCGCATATTGAACCGGCTGTATCTTTTGCGGAGAGTCAATAACAATCAACACGTCATTAACCACGCCTGTTTCAACCATGCGTTTTAACAGCCAGTAATATCCTTCTGTTCGCAAAAAATCAAAATAATAGGCGGCGTTGCGATGTTGTAAATAAAAAAATATCAGTCTCATAATATCGGTCTCCGGTTAAAAGCGGCTTTGTCTTGTCTTAAATGTTTTCTAACGCCCAGCGCCCTTACTGCTTCGCCGACCTTGTGATATACAATATTGCCAGTGTCTTTATACCAATAATATCCCATTAAACCAGTCTGTAGCCAAAACCAGTCGTCGCCGCAAAATGTTTTCATGTCATCTGGTATAGGCGGAATCGCTTTTAATACGTCACCACGAAATGACATAGCCCAACCTTCACGCTTTTTCATTAATATAATTTTACTTGGTTTTTCCTCTAATTCACTTAGATTAAATACCGTGCCCGGACATGCAGCCCCGCAATCCGGATTAGTTTTGAAAACATGGATATTTCTTTCAAAAAAACTCTTTCCCAGCACCACATCGTCATTCAAAATCGCAACATAATCGCAGTCGCCGATCGTGCGGATACCGAGATTCCAAGATGCATTCACACCAAGACATTCTTTTGTATCAACAACCCTCACAGGCAAGTCAAAATCATGAGGAAACGCTGTTTTACTCATGGAATTATCAACAATTAAAATGTCATCAGGGATAATAGTATTGGTTGCAATGCTGGCCAATAATTGAGATGCAAGACCTCGATTAACTACTGGTATTATAACGCTGTATTTCATACCCATATCTCCGATTCAGCCATCACAGGCGCATATTCATGGTGATACAAATAATCAAAATTATAATTCTGGCGCATGAAGGTTTTGGCTTTAATAGATTCATTCTGTATCATTCGGCCAAGGATAATGTTTGCAATCTCTTCATAGTATTGCTCTGGGTTTATAAGCGCAAAATTATGATGATAACTGCCGAAATCAAAATATAAAGCTGTATTACCGGAAATTTCACGTTGCATGGCAAGGGATTTGTTAAGCACCATCAGCACCCCGCCGGAGAGCGCCGCTTCAGGAACTACGAGACCGAACGATTCTTCACGGGTAGGGAATATGAACAGGTTCGAACACTGAAATAATTCTCTTAAAATGCGTTTTGATATACCCACCTCAAACTCCGGTTTCAAATCCGATGTGAAAATCACTTCAGAACCATTAATAAGCCCTACCTGTTGAGCATATGCCTTATACGTTTCAACGCACTCTTTCTGCTGTACTCCGGTAGCCCACTGGTTCGCAATAAGCAAACACACAGACAACCCCCTTTTTTTAAGATATGAAAAAATAGACATCACTTCCCTTACCCGTTTTGCTGCCAGTCGATCAACAGATGCGGGTAATACCTGCACAATATCCGCCTGCATTAATGCAGGGATGCGATCGATAATCTCACATGTATCCGCAGAAAAATCAAACCACGAACGTAAATCTTTAATATGATGCAGCACCCGCACATTATCAAGAGCGCCACGGTATTGCTCTGCTGCAAGCAATCGATCAGTTTCATTTGGATAAACGATTTTATGCTGTTTTCCATAGTCCCTGATCGTCCACCAGTCACTCCTCCGAGTCGGCACAGAATGTATCCAGTGCAACCAGCGCAGATGTGGCAGTTTTGTTGATGCCTCAATACATCCCATGCCATAAGGCAGATTCCATCCGGTAAAAATAAAATCATGGGTGAACACAATATCAAAATCTGCCAGCTCTTTTTCAAGCATAACTGCCATGTCTGCAATTGTTTGTTTGTGATCATCCGTGATATCGTTTTTGCTTGTGTAATCGATCAAATGAGCAAACTGAATCTTTTTTTCCAAGACCACATCGTCGGAAAATGTTTCTCCATTATATTTTTCATTCACAAATAAATGTACCTCATGCCCGTATCGTGCCAGCATATGCGCCTGGTCTTTGACAATACCAGTCAATGAATACCCCGGCAAAAACTCCATGAAAGCTGTTAAAATAGCAATTTTTTTTGGCATTTTTTCTCCTTATGCGGTTGTTGTAGTTGTTGTAGTTGTGGTCGTTGTGGTAGATAGCCATCTTCCTGTTGTGGGGCCTTTGTCTGGCTCCCATTTGCCCGAAGATGCGTTATAAGATAATACATTTCCATCAGCCAGACCGGCTGTATCAACATCAAGAAGCGCAGATAATTTCAGTAGCGTATCATTCAGCCGGTTAATGTTATAAGTTGCGACGTTCGTATTCCACGCATCATATGACGCTTCTGCGTATCTGAGATTACTCGGGCTTAAATTAACATAAGTTGCCATATTTACACCTTATATGCTTTCCATTTATTTGTCGATACATTCCATCGCAGGACAGCGCCATCAATAAGACCGTCGGTATTTACATCAACCAGAGCGTTGATTTTCAACAGCAATCCATTGAGCTTATAAATATTTGCGTTATAAATGGCAACCCATTCAGGCGTGCCATAATCCTGTGTTTCAAGTTTTGTAGCCGTTAAAATTGCCATTTTACACCGTCGTTGTTGTTGTAGTTGAGCTCGTTGTTGTCGTTGTTGTCGTTGGGATCACAATATGATATGGTTGATTCTCCCATTTTTCAGATGTTGCATTCCATACCAATACATCTCTGTCGGCCAAGGAAGATATATCCGCATCCAACAAGCCGTTAACATATAGCAAGGTATCATTGAGCTTCCTTGCATTTTCTTCCATGATTTTTGTCCAGTTTTGGCATCCCTGGGTTAATGTTTCCAATCCTGTTTCAGTGAATTTTGGCATGGTTTAATCTCCGAGTCTTTATATATTCGGCCCCACATACGTTCCATCGGCCACCGGCACGAGCACTGATACATAAGCGGAAACGTATCCATCTCGTCTAGATCGTACATAAATTGTCGTCTGATTCGCCTGCGTAATCACAGTTGACACCCCATCAACAACCACTGGAGTAGTGGCATAAGTTTCATAAATTTCAAAATCCTGATCATACGCAGATGGTGATTGATCAATCTGAACATCTGCAGAATACGCCCCAGCACCTTCGATATCCTGATTTGTCGGCCACCATGTAACGGTTATTGCTGAACCACTTCTGACTGCTTCAATCCTGCACGGCACAAACGGTATTTTAGCATAACCTGTGGGTGTAACATGAATTGCGGTTGCGCTCGCCTCGTCCACAGCCTTTGACATAAAAACTGGAGTCATTTTGATATAAAAATCTGACGAATTTATACCAGTAAGAACATTGTTTCCTAAGGTAAATATCCAAATTTCGCTTGAAATTGTATGTACCGCTTTTGTAGTATTAAAACAACCCCGGATGATGCCGGAGAGTTGATATGATCCCCCAACAAGTTCGATATTTTGAAATCGCATAATTTCATTATCTATCAGCGCATATCTATTCGTTGCAAATAAAGCTGCTCTGCCAACTGATGAAAATTCAAGATCCTCTTGGTATGGGGTAAAACTAATACCAACTGTATCATCAATATAATCAGTGCCGATTGGATAGGCTGCATCTAATGTGCCGTTTATGCTCCAGCTGCCAAATTCACCATAATTATCATAGTCAATATTGTCAAACGACACCAGAGCATTCCAGCCGTTTTCAAATGTTCCTACCCGTGCTGCAAGCATCAAAAATGCTGCTTCGTGTTTATATGTAGAGTTATAAGGTAATTCAAATATCCGTTGTTTAACAAGAGCTGATGGGACATATAATATGCTGCTATATTGTGATGTCCCTGCAATGAGAAATTCATCATCAAATAATGTTTCTGTTACTTGTTCGCCTTGAAATGACAATTCATTTTTTGTATTATCATAATGCTGCTTTTCAAGTATGCGAAAATCAGCAGATACAATGCCATAATCTAAATTAATAACCGTTACCACATCGCCAACGTTCACGGAAGAAAAAGATAAATTCGTTTTAAAACTGCATTTAGCGTATGGGTAGCTCTCTTTCTTCATGATTTCCCACAAACGCTTTGAAGCATCTGTTTTGCTAATGAAGGCCTTAAGATCAACATTTAAAGAACGAATTCTTCCCTGCAAATTAATATTTGCTCTATTTCGCACGACAAGTTGTCGTGTTGAATAATCCTGAGTTTTATCTGTAAATGCGCCATGGAATTCATTATAAGTGTCATCCCATGTTTTTCTAATAAATTCAAATTCAATAAAATCATCATTCTCAGATGATATCGTTGCAACCGAGGCATCTGCTGGATTTAACGCTCGGATAAAATATTTACCTTGCGCATCCTTCCCAAATACTCCGCCAACATATGATAATACTTGCTTAATGATATCTTTAAGTTTTGCTTGCCTTGACAATAGGATATTCAATCCATAATCCATACTATTCCAATATGTCGCCGCTGCATTAAATTTTGTCAAATCGATTTTTGAACTTGGACAGCCATTCTCAATGAGAAGATTATAAATAATTGTAGCAGGATTCCATCCATTTGTTAATTGAGAATAAGAAACAGGGATAGCAGGCATCACTCGTTTTGCGACAAAATGAATTGTTGGGATAAAAGTAGTTCCGAACCCAAGGCTCAACCACTTCCAGAAATACCATGCGACACCAGGCATAGAGTTTGCGTAAGTTCCTAACTGTGTTGGATATGTTGAGCCTGTGCCGTCATTAAAAATATTCCAAAGAGCTAAAGGATTTTCATCTTTATCTTTAACATAGAGATTTAGGATCGTAATTTGTCCCATACAAATTGCTTGCCATACGTCAAGAAAATAATAATATCCGACTTTTTGGTCACTTTCATATCGTGGAAGAGCTGCAAAATGAGCATAACCTACAATATTGCCGGGGAATTTTGCCTCACCAAAAAGGACAGGGATAATAGCTCCCTCATTTGCCATCGTAATAGTGGGTGACAGCGTTGGGTCTAAGTCTACACTTGCCTCTGGCATAAAAAAAAGCGTATATACTGTTGTCGCAATAGTTATGACAAGAGATATAATGGCAACAATAGTATATAATTCCATCTTACATCCCCCAAACGACAGGATTGCTACTTGGTATCAGCGGCATACCGAGAAATTTATTATAATTATTAAATTTAGTTTTACACGTGTCAGGGCTGCCATCACACCCAGGATAAAAATCAAGAATAGAATCGACTGCAACTCTACTATCAAAGGGGACATGTAAAGTGATTATATTGCCAACATGATTTGTTATCATCCGCTCATCGCCATTATATGAAGCAACTCCGCCGGTAAAATACCCATCAACATAAGCATTCAGCCCATTTGCCGTATAATCAGCGCCACTAATAAGTGTGATTGCCGCCTGAACTCTCCAAGTTAATAAATCAAGACCACAGTCTGTATCAAATACTGCGTGGTTGCAATAACTTTGATATGCTTTCCGGGGATAATAGCTTTCCAATAAGTTACTGTCTGCGTTACATTTTGCTTGATAAATGAAATCTTTTTGGCTGACATCCATGACAACACCTTCAAATAAAATTTCATAATCTGTTAAATCATCTTTTAATGCCCTATAAACAGTAATTGTCGTTGGATCTGTAGGAGTGTTTACCGCATACCTTGATAACGCCGCAATAGCAGAAGTCCTGATATCAACTCTGACAGCGCTGTATAACGTATCGATCGTAAATCCGCTTCTTGCGATAGGTTGAGCTTTGAATAAATTCCCTAAAAATGTAAGATCAGTTTCCCATAGAGTATAACGTTCAAATGTTCCATTGTAAAAAAACTCGTAGAACTCCGGCATAGAAAGCTGCTGAACCTGAGAAAGGTTGGTTGCAAGTGTCATACGTCATTATACTCCTTCACTGTTTCGATCACGCTACATGATACAGATATCGCCTGATCACTCTCTAAACTTAAACGAATAGAATCAGATGTGAAACGACATAATAAAAGACGGGCGATACTCCAATGGTTATCCGTTGTAATATCTCTATCTGTTATAGTATTTATATTGAGCACATGTTTATCCCCTGTAATATCATCTGTTATAGATGCAATTTTTCGTGTGATAATATCTCCCGTTTTCATTTCAATCCAAATGCGCTCATTATTTTCCGTAACATTCTGCAATTGATTTCTGTATATAGGGATCGTAGTTGAGCCTGCCGATATATCCCCTTTTAGGGTTGCGAAATGCCATGGCAATTTTAACCAAAATTTGTATGCCCTGCCTTTAGTTCTATCAAAAAAATCTAAAAACGAGTATATATCAGCAGGCTCAAAAAGTGTAATACTAAAACCTGCCATTATTGGCAGTAAATCAATATAATCCTCAATGTGCGTTGCAGTCCCTTTGTATTGATGTATTATTTTTGTCAGTCCAATATCCGGGGTAATCTGCTCCGCCCAATTAATATCAATCGGAAAAATCTCAGTTGTCCCAAGATCAATTAGATCATCTGCCAACGATAAACTCCTTAAATCCAACTTTGTTAGTTGCAAGGCTGTCTGTTTTTTGCGATAAACTCAACGATTGAACATAAGAAAGAATTACTGGATATATAGATACATTATTAAAATCAAATGTTGTTGAAATCGCATTTATGAGCGTGATAGAACCGGCTGCAACCGAACTAATTTGTTTTGTATCTCCTACCAAAGTCTCTCTATCTATAATAATAATGTATTGCGCTTTATTGTTCAACATCCATAATTTTGTTAAATCATTAGATACCGTGAATGTTGATTGCCCAGTCAATGCGGATGTTGGATAAATTTGCTCAAAATATATTGGCACGGCAAATATATGGCCTTTCCCAAAACGCATTGTATTATTAAAATGTTGAGCAGCTATATCTTCGACAAAAACTTCAACATCCGTATGCATCAACATGTTTTCCCGCAATGGGCGACGCTGTTCTTTCAACCGTTTAGCTCTAACTATTACTGTTTCAAACTCAATTGTATATTCCAACCGGCTTTTATAATCAGGATCATATACAAACGGGATAATCCGCATCCCTGTAATTTCCGTCTCATAAGTCACACCATTAATAACAAAAGTAATAGTAGAGGCCTGTGTTGGTGGTCCTGTTTTAAGAACAGTAACTGGATAAAAAACTTCACTGAATTTTTTTATTGTTACCGGAGTTGTAGGGATAGTAAAATCAAGACCGACGGGATTGGCCTCAGTCACCGCAGTTATGTCAACTGTTGAATCCAAAAAAGCATTCCAAATATTGATAGTGAATTCAGAATCTTCCGTGATCATCCCTGCATCAATCAATATCGGATCATACCATACACGCCCAAATAAATTTTCATCACCGAATGAATGTGGACGGATTCCAAAATATGCAGACGGCGTTACGGGCTGGCCTTCTGTATTTTCCACAGCAACCCACACCTCCGAACCATCATACCTCCATGCCGACGCATTTAAATCGATGCTGTTTGTACGGGCTGCAAATTCTAAAGGAACATGCAATGCGTCGTTTGTATCGAGAAGCAAGTCTGCCCCTGGTACTATGCCGGTATAATCTGCCATTTATGCAATCCTGAAAGCCGTTCCATATTTTCTGCTTTGGAAGCAATTAGGGAAACAAATGTATGTTTCTCCGCCATAGTCAAGCTGTTCTCCGAATGTAAGCCCTGAATATACCATATTGTATAGTGGTAAAGTTCCGACAGGATACCACAGGCCAGTAGATGCGATCTTCCCGAACACTGTTGGTTTTATCAATACCCTTTTGCCTGAAAATGCATTAGCTTGTACTGCATATGATAGTTTAGTGAATCCTACGCCGTTTGGATTAGGTGAATCATCATAAGTAAATCCACTACTTATTTTTATTTCGGTATAATTTCTCGCAGCCCCATCCCACCAATATCGGCATGTACTTGTTGTCCCTGTTGCTATAGTATCGAACCATGGTGAACTCCAAGCAGAGGGATTAGAACCAGCATTATAATATTTTTCAAAAACATAATATTTCCATAACGAGGTAAACGAGACAAAACAATCCTGCGAAGGATCAAACATTTCAATTGACCCACAAATCCAGAAAATAGCAAATGTTGTGGTTACCTGATCTACAGCAATCAGTATTTTATCATTGCCAAAAAACCAGCAACCAATATGAGCCCCAGACGGAAGACCAATCGATAGATTACCTGATGCTGATAATTGATCTTGTTTGACAGGGATTGTTGCTATACTTGCTGGCGTGCCAAAACCTGGCTTAGTACCTGAAAAATAGCATTCTTCGGCAAGAGGGTCTACGCCAGTCCCCTCAAAATGAAATCGATTGATAATATCTTGAGTTCCATAGCCTGTACTACTGATTTGCAAAAAATCAGATGTGCCCGCTACCCATGATCCAGTCCAATCCTTACTCACTTGATAAGAATCAATTGTCCACCCCTGGTCAAAAGCAAATGTGCGAAATTTAGACAGCACATCTTTGTGTGATGTGGGTGCTGCGTGATATACATAATTTAATAAGCTCATATTTATGCCGTCGTTGTTGTAGTTGAACTACTGGTTGTTGTTGTTGTTGAACTCGTTGTTGTTGAACTCGTTGTTGTTGAACTCGTTGTTGTTGAGCTGGTCGTGGTTGAACTTGTTGTCGTTGCAGATTCATCTACTGCCATATAGTCGTAATAATTTGTGCGGAAAATATTTTGGAACACCCTATGCACTCTGCCATTATATTTTATTGTGTCTTCAGATTGAATACCAAATCCCATAGTATGATAGACCCCATCAAAGTCAAACAATGTAGTGTTAGGGTTTGCAGCATTATACGGGACAGCGTACACAGGAGTCATAATAAATCGTCCCAAATTATCAGGATACAACTCACCTGCATTATTAAAATTACGCCTGGGATATAAATCAACACCAAGTTTAGTACTCGAATAAAAAAACAAAAAATTATTAGCAGGATCAACTACCCAAGTAGAATATGCACCATCAGTAT